AATTCTTTTTATTATCCAACTTATCAATTCTTTTTATTATCCAACTTATCAATTCTTTTTATTATCCAACTTATCAATTCTTTTTATTATCCAACTTATAAAATAAAAAAAGGTCCAAAAAACAAGGATTGAAAAATAGCCCGTAAAATATTTGGAGAAGTTGGAAAATATTTTCGGATGCAGTCATTTTATAAAAATTGTAAATTCTTATAAAAACAAACATTGAAAATTAGCCCGTAAAATATTTGGAGAAGTTGGAAAATATTTTCTGATGCAGCCAATGTTTTTATTTTTTTTCTTTCAAAACAAGAGTTCCCATAAAATAATCAGTTATGTAATATAATCCATAATTTAAATTAGGAGTTTCCGAATGGTGTATTCTATGGTATTCGTTTACACCACTGTGTATGTACATTGCCCATAGAGAATACAATGAATAATAAATAAACCATGAATATATATAGATTGGCATACCAAAATAACCAATTATATAGGTTGGTAAAACCAAAGTATACAGGTCTCGTACAACCGCTTCAAGTCCGTGTGCAGAAACCGCGCATCTGCTATTTGCAATATTAAACGGACAATCATGATGTATTTTTAAATGTGTCATTCTAAAAAAAGGTACCTTATGAACAACATAATGGACAAGTGTAAAGAAAATGTCGTGCAATATAAACATAGATACAAATTGTATACCCATTGCGCCGTATCCCGGAAAAACTAACGACCATCTCATTGATTGCGGAACAACCGTTAGAGATGTATATACCGTAGCACCAAGAACATACAAATATATTGAATCAATATTATAAATTATAATATCATAAAAAATCGTTTTTTTCCAGGCATCAACATCTATCATCTTTCCAAAAAAGAATACATCTGAAATGTAATATAAAAATGTGATTACAACTCCTTGAAATAATCCGCAAGCCAAATAAGAAATTAAAAATGTCCTAGTTTCAAACGTATTATTATAGATTGTATATACCAAAGGACTGTTTAACATGCAAAATGTCATCATGCGGGTTGGCTCATTCAACAAATTTTGTGCAAAATTCGTCAATCTTTCCGGATGTAAAAAACTGGGTAAAATTTTTCTAACAATGTTCATTTAATAAAATATGACACTGTATTTTTATATGGTTTCTAAATTTACACATCCCCTCTACAAACCGGACATCTCCGATGATTTGAAAACCACCGCCTCAACGCCGCCTCTTTGAATCGATGTCCACAACGATTGATTCGCATGACTGGTTCACCGACCTGTACATATTCCAAAGTAATTGGGCAAATGAGTCCAATGTCTTCAAAGACATAATTGGAAACGGTTGTTCCGCTCGATATGTCGGTTATTGTTAATCCAGTAGCAGATGCCGAAGCCATCGTATTTCGCGAAGGATCAAATAGAGACAACAGAGTATTTGCCGCATCGGTCAATCCAAACTCAAATGTGTATAAATTTTCGGTTTGTGGTTGTTGCGGAGCTACATTCATATTTCCCATAATGTGTATAAATGAACGCATATTTCGATGATAATCTTCCTGGTTGTTATTGTACTGCGAAACAATACGCAAAATTGTCTCGTTCATGGGAGAATTGTTTTCCATATAATAATTATGAATATAAAGCTATTATTATATCTTTTTTATAAATGAATATTAGTGAAAAAAATTATTTAGAAAGCGGATATACGGGTCTTACGAATTTGGGGAACACATGTTTTTTAAACTCGTGCGTCCAGATTTTGACACACACGCTGGAATTGCATAAGATTTTTAATAACAAAGCAGTTGTAAATCGCATGGAAATAAATCAAAAACTGGATGAATCCATTATTTTGAACGAGTGGAAAAATCTGACCGAACTGATGTGGTCCGGGAATGGCGTGGTAAGACCGCTGAAGTTTGTGACGTCCGTTCAGCAGGTTGCATTAAAAAAGAATGTAGAGATATTTACGGGGTTTGCGCAAAACGATGTCACCGAGTTTCTAAGATTTATTGTCAACTGTTTTCACACGTCCATTGCGCGACCCGTGAAGGTGAGTATCAAGGGCAAAGTAAAAACGAATGTGGATACGATTGCGGTGAAATGTTGCGATTTGCTGAACGAGATATACTCAAAAGAGTATTCGGAGATATATGAAATGTTTTATGGAATTTGCATGACCGAGATTCGTTCAGCGACCTCAGCACCAGAAATATTTTCCCAAAAGCCGGAGCATTATTTCATCATTGATTTGCCGATACCTGTAGAGAAATCTACTGTAGATTTATCCACCTTAGAGAAATCTACTGTAGATTTATCCACCTTAGAGAAATCCACCTTAGAGAAATCCACCTTAGAGAAATCCACCTTAGAGAAATCTCCTGTAGAGAAATCTCCAATTACATTGTATGACTGTTTTGATTTATTTGTCAAAGATGAATTGATGAATGGAGAGAACCAGTGGTTCAATGAAAAGACGGGGGAAAAAGAAGACGTTGTACGGCGCAATTATTTCTGGAATTTTCCGAAGATTCTGGTTATTACGTTGAAGCGATTTTTGGTCAATTACCGGAACATCAGCCGCATAAACCATTTGATAGACTGCCCATTAACGGGCCTTGATTTATCCAAATACGTTGAGGGCTATGATTCGGGAAAGTATGTCTATGACCTTTATGGAGTATCCAATCACATGGGTGGGCCGATGGGCGGACATTATACGTCTTATGTGAAAACAGACAAAGATTGGGTGCATTTCAATGACGACAGTTTGAACAAAATTGGGGCGGAAAGTGTTATCACGCCGATGGCGTATTGTCTTTTTTACAAGATAAGATAAGGGGTAAGCGAAGCGGAACTCGTCGTTCCCTTATGATCCCATACTAATAATAAATTTAAGGGAAGGGGTCATAGGGCGTAAGAGAAACAATACTTCTTTGAATAACATAAGGTTTTCCATATTTTAAAATTTAAGGGAAGGGGTCATAGGGGAAAGGGCGAAGCCCGACGGGCTTAACCGTAGGTTTCCCCTATTTTTATAATGATATTCTATAATATATTATAGAATGTCATCAAACACTGATAGTTCAGGAAATAAAGCCTCCGACAGTTCAGGAAATAACGTATCCGACAATTCAGGAAATAAAGTCGCCGAGGAATCTTCTGTATTTGACAAACACAATTATCTGGATAAAAACACATTAATGCTAACGGGCAGTTTTTTAGCGATATATTTTATTATCTATGCAATTTTAGGTATTTTTTATGACGGCTCCGACCCTTCCCATCATTCTTCAAAAGCGAGTTTTACCGATATCATTGTACTAATTATGATTCTCATTATTGGCGCAGTCTACTATTATTCGTTGCCTCCCTCGAAACAGGACACTTACTGGCACGATTTACTCGAATCCACCAAACACTACTTGAACAATGCTTATTCTATCTTAGAGGTCGGGCTTTTCATAATATTTTTCTATGTTGGAATCTACTTTTTCGGAATTCCAATGAACCCGTCCGAAAAACCCGTCACTGTTTCTTTCCTCGAATCCAAGGCTTTTATCTTTTTGTTCATTCTCTTGTTCATCCAGTTTTTCAAATATGTTTTGAAGATTGACGTTATTGGCGTGATTTTTGGAGATATCACGATTCCCGATTTGAAAACGGTATCCGAGACAAAGGAAATATCTACCATTGGTGCCATAAAAGACGAGGTATACAACATTTCAAACAATCTCTACAGTTATGAAGATGCAAAGGCCGTGTGCAAAGCGATGGGGTCCAGATTAGCCACCTATGACGAGGTCGAGGAGGCGTACAACAATGGTGCAGAATGGGGCACATATGGCTGGAGCGAAGATCAGCACGCTTATTTCCCCACGCAGAAGGCGACGTGGGCTAAATTGCAAAAAATTAAGGGCCATGAACACGATTTAGGACGTCCGGGTGTCAATGGCGGCTACTTCTCTAACCCCAATGTGCGATTCGGAGTCAATTGTTATGGTGTAAAACCGCCGATGACGGATGCAGAGAAGGCGTTGATGAGCGCTAAAAAAGACCGTGTTTATCCCAAAACGAAAGAGGACCAGGCTCTAGATGCCAAGGTGGAATTCTGGAAAGCGAATCGAGATAAGATGTTGGTTCTCAATGGATACAACAATGAGGCGTGGTCCAGGTATTAAAGTAGGGGAACCTACGGATTCAGCGCAAAGCGCTTCCGCCCCCCTACGCGGTCGCTTCGCTTACCCCCTCCCTTTGTTTTGGTTATATTTTGCAATAAGTGAAGGGGGACCTACGGATTCAGCGCAAAGCGCTTCCGCCCCCTACGCGGTCGCTTCGCTTACCCCCTCCCTTTGTTTTGGTTATATTTTGCAATAAGTGAAGCGGAACCTACGTTCCCTATTTTTTTCCCCCTCTATATTAAATAATGTATTGTGGACAATCAATTGAATCTGCCTATCCCGTAATTAAAGAAACCATTCCCCAATCAAGTTTAGGATATTATGCCAACAATAAATATCTCGGATTTCCGCCATTGATGAATGATGGTCGCTCCATTATCGCCAGCAACCGGTCTGAGACTTTATTGCACAACTCCATCGTGAAAGAGAGCGGCGAGGTCAACAATGCCAAGTATCGCCAGTATATGATTACCAACGCCAAAACCATTATGGAAAACGATTTCAGAAACGCCAGCAATGATGTAGGATACTACGAGCGATTTATTGACCAAATTTCTAAGGGTGCGACAGGTACTCCGTATTTATACAACTCCGCGATTGATCATAAGAAACCGATTGGCTATTCAGAGTCCGATTTGAAGAGTTTGTATTTGTCGAGAGAACAGCTGGCGGCGCGCCGGGTTGCGCCCCATTATACAATGTAAGGAAAACCTACGGTTTTCCTTTGACCTTTCCCTTCTTTTAGTATTTTTATTCACTAAATACAAATACTATTTTTACACATTCTTCTACGCTTACCAGATACTACATTGTTAAGGAGGGGGTTTGGGGGCGGAAGCGAAGCTGAATCCATGGGTTCTCTTTAAGGAAGGTTCAAAAGGAAACCTTGGTTCTCTTTAAGGAAGGTTCAAAAGGAAACCTTGGTTTCCTTTAAGGAAGGTTCAAAAGGAAACCTTGGTTTCCTTTAAGGAAGGTTCAAAAGGAAACCTTGGTTTCCTTATTATAAGGTCGGCGGGTCCGACATCTTATTCAGCGTATATATGGTATCAATCTCGTATTTCAACAAAGGTCTGCCAAAATAAACCATATTGCACATTCCTCCAGACATTCCATTCGTCTGGCCAACCACAATAACATCGCCAATGCTTAGATTTTCATTGACCTGGTCTCTCTCTACAGACCCTTTCAATTCACCATTCACAAATAAGTCCGCATTGGATTTGGCATAATTGAACACCACATGGTTCCATTTCTGCAAAGGCATATCAAATTCCACATAATTCGCCTGGTTTAAAAACGCTTTGAATTTTCCTTTTGCGCCGTTATAAATAAGTCGCGGGTGGTAATCGGTGAATTCGAAGACGGTTGCATCGCCTGATTGTCCCGGAACAATATAAACCCATGCAGAGATGGCGAATTTCCCATTCACAATGGCATCGTCGCCGACTTTCCCTTTCTGCAAATCCACATAACTGGATAACCGCGATTCATTGCTGATCCGCAACGGCTCCAGAAAAACAACCTTCCCATCTTTGTTGGAAAATGATTTTGCAAACAGTTTTGTTATTTTTGGAGCATAGAAGTAGAGAAGAACCAGAATTATTTCAAGAACTAACAATACATACACTGCTTTGGGTGCCTGTTGCAAATCGGCCTTTAAGTATTCCAACAAATCCAAAAGCATGCACGGGATGTAAAAAATCATGTTAACAATAAACCCTGACCATCCCTGCATTTTATAGAGGGAATTTGAACCAATCTTATAAACGATTGCAAGGGCGACGATGATCATGAGAACTACAATTAATTTGATGAGTCCTGTTGCTAAAAAAACCATTTTTGTTGAGAGATTGATGTTGTTCAAGAAATAGGCAAGCAGCAAGAATGCGAGAAACCCGCCGCCGTACTTAATGTAGTCCGAAAAGGTAAGAGGCGATGAACCGGACCCCGAATTCTTTAATGCAAATCCGATCCCGACAAATATCGGAACTATTGCGATAGTTGCATAAAGGTATATTTTTGTGTAGAGTTTTTCGGGGTTTTTTGTCATATAGTAGGTAATCACAATGAGGTAAATCGCGACGGCGAGTGTTATTGCATTTGATTTAAAACATTCAATTAATTTATTTGTTGTTGATGGTGGTTCCGACATAATATATAATAAGGAGAACTAATAAAGGGAACCAAGGTTCCCCTTTTTTGCTTCGCTTATCCCCTCCTTTGTTTCAGTAAGGGGAACCATGCGTCGCTTTTGGTCGCTAAGCTTTTGGTCGCTTCGCTTTTGGTCGCTAAGCTTACAAATTCTCCATGGTGGTTTTGCGACCATGGCATTCTCTACACAAAGCGACTAAATTGTCCACATGGTTGCTTCCGCCATATTCCAGTCTAACTTTGTGGTCCACCTCAAACCACGCTGACAATTGTTCACCGCAGTCTTCGCATTTCCAGTTTTGTCTGCTGGCAACGAATTTCTTTTTGGTTTCGCTGACGGAGCGTTTGGTTTTGGTTGTTCCGTCTGCTCTTCCCGAGTTCATAATCCGGGTTTCCTGGCGCTCCTGACCCATGGGTAAAATCGGCATTAGACCACCTGCATTATCATTGTACATGTTTTGTTTCTTGGTGAAATCCAGGATGGGATTCAGAACACTCATGGTTTCTTTGTCAACTGGCAAATATTTCAAATATTCGTCGGACCCGCGGATAATATCACCGGCTTTGGACGGGAATTTTTTGAACAATACGTACAACATTAAGGCACCTAAAGCAATTCCGGCCATTTTATAATATTTTCGGTTGGTTTGCAATAGCTTCCAGTATTTTCCGTCCGTATATACGTTTGCGATTAAAAATGCGGCTATTCCAAAAATGATGAGCTCGATGCGCATTTATATATATTTAGGGGGGTTAAAAGAATAAATATGTCATTATTATATATATTTGTAAAATGTCTAGCTATAATTTACTGATAATTGACCCACAAAAAGATTTTCACGAAGGAGGAAATCTTGCAGTATCTGGTGCAACTGCAGATTCAACAAAAATATCAGAATTTGTTAAATCTTCGGATAAAAATATAAATAAAATATTTGTTTCATTGGATACGCATACAAACTCTCACATTGGTCATCCAGGATATTGGAATGTTTTGAAAGAAGATAGTAGCGTAGATGAAACTGCAGTTATTGAACCATTTACAATTTTTAGTATAGACGGTGATAAAATTATTGGTTCTAGTAATGGTGTTACAAGAACATTTACACCAAAAAAACCAGAATTGGTAGAATGGACAAAAAAATATATACAAGAATTGCCGAGTCATGGAAAGGGTGTTCCGCTTATTTGGCCAACACATTGTTTAGAAGACCAAGATGGACATAAAGTATGTGATGTTCTAAAAACTGCATTGGATGCTTTAGACCAATCAAAGGTAGAATATCATATAAAAGGACAAAATGAAGCCAGTGAAATGTATAGTATTTTTAAAGCAGAGATACCAGTTGATGAAGAAATAACCAAAGATAATTATACAAAATACTATAGTGGTGGATTTAGTAATTTAAAATTAACTAGTAAAATTGATGCACCCGGAACTGATGTTCCTGACGGAATTTATTTAAATACAAAATTTAATGACGAATTATATGCGTCATTGACCCAAGATGGATTATCTATAGTAATTTGTGGCGAAGCATTAAGCCACTGTGTTAATTGGTCATTAAGAGATTTAGTTGAAAAGCTAAAAAGTGATACTACAAAAACTATGTATTGTAATAATGGTAAAATAGTAGATGGAAAAATAATTTTACTAAAAAATGCATCTTCTCCAGTTCCAGGTTTTGAATCAAATGTTTCTGATTTGTTAAAATACTGTGCTGATAATAATGTATCTATAAAGTATTTAAATGATGGATCGATAGTAGATACTGATTCAAATCCATGGGAAGGAGCTCCGCACTTGAAAGGAGGAAGAAAATCCAGAAAATCAAAGAAATCAAAGAAATCAAAGAAATCTAGAAGGGCCAGAAAATCCAGGCGATAAAATTAAAAATAATACATTTATTATTTGTAATATGAAATCCCATAGAAAGGAGGGGGTATGGGGGAACTATTACTACCACCAATAGTAAATGAGCGCCAGACACCCCAAAATAAATGCCACGTGCAAATAGTATCGACGCATTTTCAGTTGCTGGTGCAAATAAACCGGTTTCGGCATATAATTGTCAAAATATTCTTGCATTGCTTCGTCCAAGGATACCGACGGTTTTCCCAACAAATCGTTGTACTTATTCTGGATGAAATTGACCCAGCGAATCAGCGAATCTTTGCTCCCCAAATACGGCGTTAACGGGTATTTGTCCAACATTGTGCTAAATCGGCCGGACATCTCTCCATCCGGGATGAAAACCGGCAAATTCATATAAAAATCATAATACTTTCGCTTTGTCACTTCATTTGGAAAATCAGGATACGTTAGTGCAACGGTCATCATAAAAAACCAGTAATGCGGACCCCACGTCTTTGCATCTAACTTGGTTGACATATTTAAAAGTATATAGAAACATGGATACTATATTCAAGTAGGAATGAACGTTTATTGCAATAATTGTGGAAAAAAAGGTCATATGTTTTATAATTGCTGTCTCCCCATAACGAGCAACGGGGTTGTCGCTTTTCGCAAAAACCCGGAAACCAATTTGACCGAGTATTTGATGATACGGCGAAAACACACGCTGGGACTCATCGATTTCATACGGGGCAAGTATTCGGTTTACAACCAGTATTACGTCTCAAATATGATTTACCAAATGACGAATGCAGAGAAGGAGATGCTGAAAACCATGGATTTCGAAGAGATATGGTTATTAGTGTGGGGGAAAGAGGCAAACTTCTCTCATTACAAGAACGAGGAAACCATATCGAAGGAAAAATTTTACCAACTGAGGCACGGAATCAACGGCCAGTACACATTGGCGGATTTAGTGGATGCAACACCCACAAAATGGGACGAACCCGAATGGGGGTTTCCCAAAGGCCGGCGCAATTACAACGAAACGGATCTGGACTGTTCGGTCCGCGAGTTTAGTGAAGAGACCGGGATAAACCTGGAGAAGAACAAAATTGTCCAAAACGTTTCCCCGTTTGAGGAGATATTTTTTGGGTCAAACTACAAGTCGTATAAGCACAAGTACTTTTTGACGTACATGGATTTTGAAGATAGTGTCCCCGCAATCCAAGAATCAAACGAAATCGGCGAAATTAAATGGAAACCGTATGCGGAATGCATTGCATCCATCCGACCCTACAATTTAGAGAAAAAGAGAATGCTGTCAAACATTGACATCCTGTTGAAGAAAACAGTCTTAGTAAAAAACGTGTAAAAAATATGTGTTTATAATATAATACATATTTACAATGGATAGCAAAAGAGCAAGATGTCCAAAAGGAACTCGTAAATTCAAAGCACTCGGGGATGGGTGCTATACGGACGAAGAAATTGAAAATTATAAAAAGACAAAAACGCGAAAAAATAAGGAGGGTTCGCCCCAAAAAAAAATAATGAAGGAGAAACCGGTAGTCGAATACAAACCGGTAGTTGAAGACAAACTGGTAGTCGAAGACAAACCTGTAGTCGAAGACAAACCGGTAGTTGAAGAGAAAACCGCAATGGTTGATTCCGAAGAACCCGCTGTAAAAAGCAACTCGGTAGAAGAAGACGACGAAGATTACGGAAGGGAAAACGACAATCTCAAAGAGAAGGAAAAGAAGGAATACTACGCCAATTTGAAAACCCCGGTTTCAAAGACCGATTTTTTATACCCGTCTTTAGAAAATCCTTATTTTGGAAAACACGTTTCTCTAAGAAAGGAATTCGCAACCCTGAAATTCGACGGCGAAATCGTGGACAAACACGACATCAAAAAGGTGTCCAACATCATTTGTGCAAACCCCGAATTTGAATTGTTGCCGCACCAGCATTTCGCAAAGAGATTTATGTCCGGCCAAACCCCGTATAAAAGCATTTTGCTATACCACGGTCTCGGTTCCGGCAAAACGTGTTCGGCCATCGGTATCTCTGAAGAGATGCGCAGTTATACCAAACAAACCGGCGTAAATTCGAGAATATATATCATTGCCTCCCCCAACGTGCAGGACAATTTCAGACTCCAGTTGTTTGACGAAACCAAACTGGTTCAAACCAACGGTGTGTGGTCTCTCAACACATGCGTCGGAACCAAAATCCTGAATGAAATCAATCCCACAAATTCGTTATTGCAACGAGAGAAAGTTGTCTCCCAGGCAAATTCAATTATCCGAAACGATTACAAAATCATGGGATACCTGGAGTTTGCCAACTATATTCAACGCAAAATCGATGTCCTTTCAACCACCGCAGAACAAGAACTCATCAAAAAGTATTTCAGCAACTCTCTGATTATCATCGACGAAGTTCACAATTGCACCAAAGACAGCAAAACGTTGTCTTCTCAATTGAAAAAACTCGCAAAACATGCGGATAATCTCCGGTTTGTTCTTCTCTCTGCAACTCCCATGTATAATTCTCCGAGAGAAATCATCTGGATCACCAACCTGATGAATTTGAACGATGGCAGGTCCGCCATTAAATACAGCGACGTCTTTGACGAAGAAGGAAATATCATGGAATCCGCGGATGACACCGGCGCCAATTTATTGCGCCGCAAATTGAACGGATACATTTCCTACGTGCGTGGAGAGAACCCCTATACATTTCCGTTCCGCGTTTACCCGCCCTTAACCAAACGCACATTTGTTGCGATGAATTCGAAGACAAATGTGGATGTTCCGTTGCAGGGGAAAATATTTTTGACGGAAATTGGAGAGATCCAGAAACGCGTATACGATCTGGTAATTCGCAAATCATTGGACTTTGGCGACGGATTGTTTGTGGTTAACGACGTTGACACGGATTTGGAGAATATGGAAAAATACGGATACAGCAAATTGCAGGCGCCATTGCAGTCTCTCATCATTACGTTTTGGAATAAAGATTTTTCGCAAATTATTGAGGACGAAGACGAAAGATACGTGGACTTATTTGGTCAAAAAGGTCTGGAAAACATCATGAAACACGAGAAAAAAGACATAAAAATCGGCGAAGACGCCAAAATCTCCATCAAATGCAATTACGAATACAAAGCGAAAGTACCGCGCATTTTTTCGCAATTGGAATTGCCCAAATACAGTGCCAAACTGTCCACCGTTTGCGACTGCATTCGCGCATCCGCGGACAAAATGGTGGAAATCGACGGAATACAAACCGCCATTCACGGTGGAATCATCATTGTGTATACCCAATACATTTATGGTGGAATTGTTCCAATGGCGCTGGCTTTAGAAGAGATGGGGTTTTTGCGGTACGGTGCAAATGCATCGCTTTTCAAAAACGGATTTGTTAAGAACCGTATTGATGCGAGAACCATGAAATTGAGAGACGAAGTGCCGATGAGCGAATTCAAACAAGCCAAATACATGATTATCTCCGGCGACAAGTATTTCTCTCAGAACAACGCCGACGATATCAAAGTGGCAACCGGCAAAGCCAATATGTATGGAGATGATGTGCGTGTCATCCTCATTTCGCGTGCGGCCTCCGAAGGTCTGGATTTCAAATATGTCCGGCAAGTACACGTATTGGACCCCTGGTACAATATGAACCGCGTTGAGCAAATTATCGGCCGTGGGGTCCGAAACCGCAGTCATTGTGGATTAGCATTCGAAGAGAGAAATGTAGAGATTTATATGCACGCGACTACCAATGGACAAAAAGAAACCGCGGACATGTACGTTTACAGGTATGCCGAGGAAAAATCCAAGAAAATCGGGAAAGTAACCCGGATTATGAAAGAGGTCGCGGTAGATTGCGTATTAAATCATTCGCAGACCAATTTCACGGATAAGGAAATGGCGGAAGTTGCCGATGGAGGCGTGGTCAATATTGTTCCGTCCACCCAAACCGCGTTGGTTCCTTACACTTTGGGCGACAAACCGTTCTCGGATGTCTGCGATTATATGGAGAACTGCGATTTCAAATGCCATCCCACAAATATGGACGAAAAGATAAAGAGCAAAATATACGATGAATTATACGACAAAGACCAAATCAGTATGAGTTCAAAAGAGATTGTGGCGAAAATCAAAACCATTTTCAAAAAGGAGACCGCGTATCACGTTGACACAATTGAAGCCATGGATGCATTCAAAAATGTCTCCAAAGAAGAGTTGTATTATGCACTCACGCAGTTGATTGAGGGACCGGACACCATTTTGGACCAATATGGGAGACACGGGCGATTGGTAAATCGCGACAAATACTACGTGTTCCAGCCATTGGAAATAACGAATCCGAATGTTTCTCTCTATGAATCCAAAATACCGGTGAAAACGATGAACGAACATGTTCGGTACATGACGGATGAAAACATTGAGACGCCGGTGTTTGGTTCCGAAGAAAAAGTACCCGACGAGTATTATGCATCGTTGATTGCGAAAATGAGAGAAAACCTGGAAACTGCAACAAAACGCACGGCGAACGATTTGAAAGATAAAAACGAAGACTGGTATTTTAATGTGAATTCCATCAAATGCAAGAAAGACACCGAATACGAGGAATTAAATAAAAAACACAAAATTGTAAAAACCGATACGGATGAAATAATAAGAGAGAAAATATCGCCCATGCGACTGGAGGAATACATGAAGATCAAATATAAGTGGAAGAAAGACGCGGATAACGAGAAAAAGTTTCTCGAATTAAAAAAAACAAAAAAAATTGCAAACGACGACACCGATGAAATGATACGCGCCAAAATATCACCAATGCTGTTGGAAGAATATAAGACGTTGGAAAGAGATGCCATTTGTACTACTGATGGGTTCTTTTCGGTGGTATCGCGGTTAACAATTTTGGGCATTGATGCCGCTGCATTGTCGAGATATGTATCCGACCATATTATTGAAACGTTGTCCCATGAAAATCGCCTGATACTTGCAAAAGAGGTTTTGAAACCCGATTTTGCGCCGAAAGACGATTTAGAAAGGCGCGTTGTTGACTATTTTCGGTTTTTGTTGTTGGATGAGGGAAAAACCCTGGTATTGGCAAAACACGACGAAAATATTTACTACAACATTTCAGATTGGTCAGAATTGAGTTTTGGAGAGAAAAACCAATTGACAATTGAAATGCGGGGTAAAATGGGAATATCGGAATATTCGGACATTATTGGGTTTGTCGGCAATTTTTCGAGCAAAGACATGGTCTCTGCAATGGTATTTAGAACAAAAAATATGACACAAAAACGAAATAATAAGAGCGCATTTTTGCAAAACGATTCGAAAATTGCGATTATCAAGCAAATCAATACGATTTTGAAATTGGCCAGTTTGGAATACAGCTTTGATGACGAAACGTGTTCAAAATGTGAACGCAATACAGATGACATTTCAAAGATTGCAGTTGCTGGTATTTTTGAATTGTTGATTCGCAAATTTAATGAAGAGAAGACGAAACAAAAAACCTGGCTTTTAACACCGGAGCAGGCGATTTTCAACAATATTAAGAATGCATAAAGGAAACCTACGGTTTCCTTTAAAACCTTCCCTTATGATCCCATACTATAAAGGAAACCTACGGTTTCCTTTTGAACCT